CCCATTCAATGATATGATCGTGAGAATCACAATATACCATGAATTTACGTTCCCATAACGACCTATAAACGATGTTTCTGGGGTCTCCTTTGTATTTTTTGGGGTTGGTAGGTCTATACTTCCCACTATAGCTCATAAATAAAAGTGATAACTAGCTGATACCTATTTAGAGATAATGTCAAGAAGACCAAAAAAATACCTGATTAATGATATACGATCAAGATTCCAGACGGTAGCTCTTGATAATAAGTATCAAGTTTTTATAGAACCAAATATAAACGTATATAATGCGGCTGCATCTGTGGGTATATCTAGAAGATTTGTAGATGAGGATTTAGGATTGTATGCATCTGATGCTGTTTTGCCTGGCTCATCTTTTGCGGATGTAGAAGTATCGGGAGACAGACAGGGTATTACAGAGAGAATGCCTTTTAAAAGAATATATGATGATGTGACTCTAACTTTTATGGTAGATAGACAATATAAAGTATTAAGATATTTTGAAGCTTGGATGCAACTAATAAATCCTTTACATGGTCAAGTTGGAGGGAAAGCTAATAATCAAGTGATGACTTTGAACTATCCAAAAGATTATAAATGCACGATGAGCATCGTTAAGTTCAATAAAGATTATTTTAAGAGAGGTATTGATTACATATACTATTGTTTTGTTAGATCATGGCCACTATCAATGTCATCAATCCCAGTCAATTATGATTCTGGATCGGTATTAAAGTTGAACGTCACTTTCAGATATGAAAGATATGTTGTAGAAAATGTTACTAGAGGTATGATTAGATCTGGTTGGAAAGGATATTCTGACTCATTTGACCCTTGGATGGGTAAATATGGCGATTTTAATTCTGGCAACATGGGTTTTGGGGATGAAGTGAAAGAAAAAACACCTATAGATAAAACTGTTGTACAATCTAGTGTACAAGGCACTTGGTATGGACAAGAATCAACTATTGAATTACAACAGATGAGTGCTGAGACCAATGCACAAATTTTTGACAGTACCGCTATCCCTGGCGATTATGATTATAAGGGAGATCGGTTCCAAGGAACAGTGAATGGAATATTGGTTCCTAAAATATAACTAAATAAGGCACTGAAGTGAATAATTATGCCATTACCAAAGATTGTTACGCCTTCTTATGAGTTAACCTTACCATCAAATGGAAATAAAATAAGTTACAGACCTTTTCTAGTAAAAGAAGAAAAGATTTTAATTCTTGCGATTGAAAGTAATTCTTTAAAAGAAATTTCTAGAGCTACAAAAGATATTCTTAAAAATTGTATTCTCACAAAAGGCGTCAAAGTAGATAAACTACCTACCTTTGATATTGAATACTTGTTTTTGAATATCCGTGCAAGATCTATAGGTGAAAGTATTGAGCTTGTTGTTACTTGTCCTGATGATGGTGAAACTAAAGTAAATAAAACAATTTACATTGATGAAATTCAAGTGAAAACAGATAATGATCATAATATTGATATCAAGATAGATGATACTTATACTATGAGAATGAAATATCCATCTTTAGATGAATTTATTGATGAAAACTTTAATTTTGATGGACAGTCTGATAATAGTTTTGAAATTATCGCTTCTTGTATCGATATGGTGTTTAGTGAAGATGAGGCATGGGAAGCATCAGACTGTACTAAGAAAGAGTTGACTCAGTTTGTGGAACAATTAAATTCTGCTCAATTTAAAAAAATAGAACAATTTTTTGAGACAATGCCACAATTATCTCATGATATTGAAGTTGAAAATCCAAAAACAAAAGTCAAATCCACAGTTAAATTAGAGGGGTTAGCAAGTTTTTTCGGTTAAGTATGGCTCATTTGAGTGCTGAGTCATACTATGAGTTAACATTCTCATTGATGCAGTATCATAAATATAGTTTGACAGAACTAGAAAATATGATGCCTTGGGAGAGAGACATTTATGTCAATTTACTAAGGAACTATCTAGAGGCTGAAAAACTTAAACAGCAACAACAACACGGATTAGGATAATGGTCGAACCCTTTAGTATAGGAACTGCACTTACGGCAGCTTTTCTTATACCACTTATTAATCAGATTAGTGGTGGTAGGATAGGTAATCTTATTAGTGGAAGAGGGTTTAAAAGTAATTACGGACTAAGTTTAGACAGATACAATCAAGAACAGAAATTAAATAAAGACACTTTTAACCGTAGTCAAAACTTTGCAAATATAAACAGGAGACTTAGAGGTGGTGGTTCTGGTAGAGGAATCTCATCGAGGAGTGGTATATTAAGTTTTCTTGGTGATCCTAGTAGAAAACTAGATGATGCACCTGATATTGTAGACCAAAATCAATCAGTTCTTAGAGGTGTTTCAACTTTAGGAGGATTTTTTCCTTTCTTAAATACTAGAATACCAGATATTGATAATCAAAAAATTGTAGATGCGGGGTTTTTAGGTGTCAGATCAGAAATAGATAAAATTAATAGAAACATTGATTCAATTGCAGCTGCTCTTGCTGAGAGTGCAGGGTTTGAAGAAAAGTATCGAAAAGATATGATAGATGAGATGCGTAAAGATTTGGTTGAAAAGGGTAAGGATAGATCACAAACAAGAAGTGAGAGGTCTATATTCAATCTAATTACTAGACCAGTAAAAGAAATTCAAAGAAAAACTGGAACACTTGGGAATGAATTAAGAAATGCTCTTTTATTATCAATCGGACTTGAATCTGCGGCTGCGTTTGCAGAAGGATTTAAAAATCTTTTTGGTAATGAGAGTGGAAACAATGAAGGTGGTGAAGGCGGCGAAGGTGGTGAAGGCGGCGAAGGTGGTGAAGGCGGCGAAGGTGGTGAAGATACTTCAAATGTAGGCCCAAAGGTTGGTGATTATTATTTTGTAAAGGATAGTAGAGGAGGAAAGTATTACATATTACAACCAAGTGGTAACTTTAAAAAAGTAAACAGGAAACCTTCTAGTGGTAAATTATTTAATCGATCTGATTTTAATCCTGTTGTAGAGGAAATAAAAAACAATAATATATCTAATAACGATCAAATAGAAAGTAACGATAATATAGACGGTAAGAAAACCTCTTTCTTAAATTCTGAATCAAGTGGATTTGATATCACTCCAGCAACTATAGCTATGAATACGGATGGATTAGAAGGTGGTAATAGACTTACATTTATTGATTTGACTACTAAAGGTGGAAGTGGAAATACAGATGCTTCTAGTTCTGATGCTGGTGTTACATTAGATGATTCTATTTTAAATGGTGAACCCTCAAGAGGGCCTGGATATGAAGTATTCCTCTCAGGTTCTGTTGCATAATGGTTGATTTTAATCCTATAAGAGATCTTAGATCACCTGAGGCTGATCCTTTTAATGTTCCTGCTGGTCAATCAACAGAGGAAGTGGAACAGATAAGGCTAAGACTTGTTTTAACAAAAGAAAAAACTGAAGATATTGTAAAATTAATTAAGAGAAAGGGTCTTGTATTTAAGAAGGATGTTGAGAAGATACAGGAGTTGCAAAGAAGATTAAGAAAAACAATTCCACGTATACCCATTTTACGTGGTGATGCTTCTGTTCAAGGAGGATCAGAAAGACAAACTACTCTAAGGAGAGGTAGTCTTGATTTAGATTTCAATAGATTTAGGACTACAAGTACAAAACCAGTACGAGATCCATTCCCAATTCTTGACATAATTATTACTGCAGTGCTTTTAAGATTGGGTATAAGAAAACAAGTAAAAGTACAAGGTGGTAATAAGATAATAAAGTTTTTTAGAACTAAAACAAATGAACCTGTTAAGGTAAAAGATTTTGTCAAAATATTAGAGAAAGAATTTGCAAAAACAAAAAATCCAGCATATAAAACACTTTTACAACAATTAAAATTATCACAAGCAACTAAACAAAAAGTACTTTCACAAAAAGAAGGATTTGCATCTTCAAGTAAGAAGTTTTCAAAAATTAAGGATGTGGAGACTACAATGTTTCCAAAAGGCAGAACTCTAACATTAACAAGAAGAAACTCGAATAGACTTCTTAGAGATCTTAGAAATTCAGCCAAAAAGAATAATGGTCTAGGAGCAGAAAATTTTGATGAAGTTGCAGCTTCAACAGATTTAGTATTGAAGGAAATGAAAAATAGCCTTTTTAATAAAATTGGTAGACTAACGCCAGGATCTAAAGAATTCAATCAGACTAAGAGAGCAATTGAGAAAATAGACGATACTCTCATTAAAGTTAATGATATAAGAAGTGATGTAGTAGAATCTCGTGGTTTAACTACTATAGGTGGAGGTTTAGCTGAAAAAGATGTAAATAAAACATTTTTTGAAAAAATTACAGAAAAAGCAAATAAAAAGGCTATAAAAAAATCAGAAAAAGAGGGTTTTATATATGAAAGTCCTTTTAGAAATCCTAAAAATATAAACAAAAAGAATGCTCCTCAAGGAAATGAGTCTCCACTTATTAACAGTTTAATTAACGATTCAATGAACAATGATATTGCTATGTTAAATACAGATACATCATATAGAGACATCATCATTATTAAAACAGATCAAGCCTAATGTCATACCTCAAACAAATAGTTGTAAGAAATTTAACCATCTCTAGTGTGGATGGTGATAAGGTAGCTGTATTGGGTGACAATATCACATCAGTTTTATCTATTGAGTACTATGAAAATATATTTCATCCTACGTATCAGTTTGAAATTGTATTTGTAAGTATTGATAATCCTTTGGGTGATCTTACATTGCGTGGAACAGAGACAGCTAGTATAGAAATAGAACATCCAACTGGTGTTTTGGAATTTGATGATTTGATAGTGACATCATTTGTTCAGAATCAATCAGAGTCTACTGCAAACATGTTTACTGTTAGATTAGAGCCTATAGGAATCATTAACAATGAGAAAAACAGAGTTACAAAAAGATATTCACCTGATGTGTCGGGAAGTGTTCATATAGAGAATATACTAAAAACACAGATAGGTGCGAGTGAAGATGAAATTGAAGTAGAGGAAAGTGCAAATCCAGTTGGATTTTTTGGTAATTATTGGAGACCTTTCAAAGCTTTGTATTGGATAGCTAAACGTTCGATGTCTGCATCTATGCCTGAAGATGGTGGTGGAACTGATAGAGTTGGATTTTTATTTTGGCAAACTAAAAGTGGATATAAATTCAAAAGCATTGACACAATGATATCCGATTCTAAGAAAGGAGACGTATTTAGATACGTACAAAATGATGCAATATCTGATAATCCAAATTTTGATTTGTATAACCCTACTTTTGAAATAGATCAAAATATCGTACTACAGATGATGAATTCAATGTATGGTGAAAATAGAAAATATTTTAACTTACACACTTTACAAGTTACTGATGATGTTTCATTCTCTAAATCAAATGCAAAACAGGCTCATTTGGGTGAAGAGGAAGTGGTCAAACTTAACTATGATATAAATGAAAGACCAACAGTTCCTACTCGAAATGTCTTTATGGATTATACGATGAGAAGAGATGGAACTATTAATGAAGGAGATAAAGAATACAATCCACATAAGATCATTAGTCAAGCGAAGATGAGATATCAAAGTTTGTTGTCTCGTTCTCTTCGAGTGACTGTTCCAATGAATCTGGAACTAGAAGCTGGAGACATTGTGGACATCAAACTAATTGAAAGTATGAAAGGAACAGATGAATGGATGTCTGGTTTGTATATTATCAAGGATCTACAACATAGTTACATAACTAGAAAAAATGGTGTACAATGTTATACATATCTCAGGCTCATAAAAGACACGCCTGGAGATGATTAAATAGCCATAGTAAGGAGAAACTATTATGAAAAGTATAGAAGATCACATAGAGAAGGATAAACAAATCCTTGACGATCCACAAGCAAACCCTGCAGCACGCAGACATGCAAAAGAAGAATTGCATGATTTAGAAGAATATGCAGAACATCATAAAGAAGAGATTGAGGCGGGAGACCACCACGATCCTAATGCTCTGGAAATATTCTGCGATTTACATCCAGATGAACCAGAATGTCTGGTATATGACGATTAATTAGATGTATCAACAATCAACTAATTTTTTTGGGAAAGATCCTATGATATGGTGGATTGGTCAAGTGACTGATCCAGATAAAGGAGAGTGGCGTGATGCATTAGAGTCAACAAGATGTGAAGATCCTGATACAGATATCTATTCACATCGTTGTCGGGTTCGTATCGTTGGATATCATGATTGTGCTGATGACCTTCCTGATAAAGATTTACCACTGGCTCATGTCCTTTTACCACCAAATACTCCAACCACTGCTGGTTGTGGAGAAGGTATGAGATATCAAGGTGGGGAAGTTGTTGTTGGATTTTTTATGGATGGTGAAGACGGTCAACAACCAGTAATATTTGGAACTTTATTTAAACAACCTTTTGTTACTGATAGTTTAACCACAGGAGATTTTGAAGCAAAGAAACAAACTTGTTTTCAACCATACATTCCACCACAGGCTAGACAACAGGCTGGAAAAACACATATAAGTAAAAATTCACCAGTATCACTTGAATGTACAGACGGTGAATCAAAAAAATGTATAGCACAAGAACAAGTTACTGATGATACGAATGTTACAGTTAATACTTTTGACCCATGTGAGGAGAATGAAATATCAAAGATAAGTGAAACTATAAAAACTTTTACTCGAAAGATGAATACTCTTCAACAATTAAATGATGTCAATACATATGTTGATCCAATAATGGGAGGAGTTGTAGATATTAGATCAGAAGTAAAATTAGCAAGTTTTAAAATTCAAAACTCAATGTCGAAGTTGATTCGTCGTGGTCGTTCTTGGTTGATTCAAGATACTCTTGATAAGTTAGATAAAACATTAGAGGAAAAAACTGATAAATTTAATCAAGTTGTATTAGGTCAAGCGACAAACGCATTAACGAGTGTGATTTTTTGTAATATTGAAAAGATACAGGATGGACTAAAAGATTATCTTTTGAAAAGTTTAGAGAATAT